ATAAGGTTCAGCAAGTTGGTCTATATGCCATTTATAATATTGTCCTTTTCCATATTCTGTTAATTGTGCTTTCTCAGTATAATCCCATTGTAAGTTCCAACCAGTATCTTGATTAGCTTTATCTATATAAGGTTTAAGGGTTTCGTTAACCCAGGACTCATTAAGCCAGGTGATGTTTGATTTTCTTTTAGTAGTATCGTTATTAGATACAGTAGCTTCTTTTTTGTGATTAGCTAAAGATAAAACTTTATCACAAAACTCTATTGGCAAACCTTTTTTAAATACACAATAATGATTATTAAAATTCATAATTTAAAAGGAAGTAGGAGATGACTAAAAAACCTACTTCCTTAATACACAAAAGTGGATGGTTACAAAGCACCCACAACCACTTACACCATTAAAAAATAATGATGTAATAAGCACTTATTAAAGCTCAGATGATAGGGAGCAATCTCTATCTTTAGAACTATTAATTGGTGGCTCATATTGACCAACTAATTTTGTTTCAACATCTTTAAAAAAGATTTGTTTAATAGATGGATATAATCTTAATTGATAAATGTTGGTAAATTGCTCAATCTCCATTTCAAAAAAACAACACACTTGAAATGTTTTATAAAGGGAAAGAGTATTCTTCCCATGTTCAAATTTTTGAATCTGTTGGAAGCTGCAATCTAATACTTTGGCTAATTGCATTTGAGTACATGGTTTATTAACCTGAACTGTATCTATAATATTTCCAGCTTTATCATACAATAATTTTTGTATTTTTCTGGAAGCTCTTGCTTGTCTTAATCTTTTACCAATCTCAATATCTATTTCTTTTTGAAGTTCACTTTTGATCGCTGATTTATATGGTCTTGTCATTTCTCTCTCCTTATTTTGGGCAGACTAATAGCCTAGAGTATTTTACAACTTTTAAGTTAGTTAGTAATTAAAGCTGAGTGTACTTGAAAGTAGCATCGCCATTTTCAACTAACACTATTTGTCGAAAAGTTTTTACATAAGATTTAAAAGCTTTAAGTGAATGAACGCATTGACCTGTGTTTTCTTTTGGTTTTTGCATAATCTCACCATGAAGTTTTTGAAGCTTAGCATATCTTCTCAACAAACTATTACTCCTTGCCATCCTGGTCTGTCCTATTGTTAAGTTTAATTACAGATTTTTCTAATTTAATTTCTGTAACTTTAAGTTCAGCGTTATCGCTTACAGTAGCTCCAGCAGCAATTTCTGCTGAATCAAATTCTTCTTTAGTTTGAAAACTTGCTTCAAAAAAACTTTCTTTAGTAACCTTGCTCATCTTCTAAACTCCATTGTTGAATACTCTCTGTTAAAACTAAGATTAGGTATCTGACTAATTTGTTTTTTAGATAATCTAATTTTACGATGAGCTGCTAAACCTTTTGAAATTAAACCTAACTTAAATAGTTCGGCACATATTGCACCAGCTCTAGCTCTGCTGAATCCAAATTTTTCTGCTATCTCTTTATAAGTTGGGCTGAATTTATATTGTTTAATAAATGTTGATATAAAATCTAAGCAATCGTATTTGATCTTGCTTAAATATATATGATCGTTTTCTTTATTATCTTCCATCTTTATCCTTATCAAATAAATTAGTGATGTTAGGTTTAGTTACATAGTCAGGTGCTTTTTGTTTTGGACTACCTAATCCTTGCAATTGAAGTTCTAGTTTTGCTGAATACCAATTAGCTTTTTTTACATCCATCAAACAAGCTTCTGCTGTACTGCCATGTTTCGCACCAAACCTCATTGTGTATTTCAAAATTTGAGATCGTAGGAAACCAACTACCTCTAAACTGGATAGTTGGCTTACTATTGCATCGTAAGTCTGAATACTTTTTTTGTAGTGATCTGGTTCAACTTGCTCAGCCATTAAAAGGGTGCATCCTCTTTTTTGAATGGCTCAGAAATTTTACCACTCATGTCTGGTTGTGTTTCTTTTTGTTTATCAAGCTGCATCCACATGGCACATTTCTTGGTTTCGCCACTCATGGTGACTTGACCCTCAAAGTGGGGATATTTTTTACCAGCAATATCAGTTTCTTTTGGTTTTCTTTTCCACAAACTTATTTGATTATCAAACTCTGCCATTGTTATTTCCTTGTTGTTTTTGTATTTGTGATTTTAGTTTTGTGTATTCTGTATCAACTCTTATGTCCTCAATAGGATCAGACTTGATTTGTTTTAATTCAGATTCAAATTCTTTCATCTGTATCTGAATATTATTTTCAAACTTGTTTGGTGATGCTGAAAGTTTTGCAACTTCTTTTAATTTTGCAATCCAATCGTTAGCTAATTTTGTTGTATCAACTTTAGGTATAGGTTTAGCTGCACTAACAGTAGGTGCTTTAAAAGGTTTAGCTTTATAACCATCATCATTATCTAAACCAGTTTCTAAATTAAGTGCATTTAAAAAAGCATACTTCCTGGAGTATGACATGGCATTACCAGTTCCATATTTATCGGTGTTGCCAAATGCTGAACAACCTTGAATTAAAACAAATTCTTTTGAAGTAGTGTCATGGATAGTCATTTCACATTTAATAAAAACATACTTGTCAGTAACAGTAGGTTCATAATTACATACTGGATATAATCCATGTTTGTTTAAAGCATCCATCGCAACTTTTTGGACTGCATCATGTAAAAGAGGGTTGAAATGTAATCCTGTTTTTTTAGGTGCTTTAATAACTTTGTCTGCTTCTTGACTTGCCTTACTTAATTTCTCATAAATATTACTCATCGTTCTCTCCTTGTTTTCTAATTGCTTTTTGTAAAATTTCTTTTTGTTTTTTTAATTGATTATTTTCTTCTAACAATTCACTATTAAGTTTTTGATGACCTTGATCTACTTCCTCAATTCTTTTTATTTCATCCTCAAGTTTCTCAATCACATTGTCTTGAGTTAAGAGTCTTGCATTTTTAAAAACTAATTTTTCAATTAGCTCAGATTTAGGAAGTGTTTGGTAGTGATCTACTAAGCCTTTAAAATCCATAGTGACCCTTAAATCTTTTTATTACTGCTGGGTCAGTACCTTTCCACCAGAAACTATTTTTTCTAAGCTCACTAAAATCAGGCTTTGATAAAAGTGCTAAAGTTTCTATATTGCCATCAGCTAATTCTAATTTCTTTTCCCAACATCTTTGGTAAAGAACCAACTCATCATAATAATGTTCCAGGCTTTCTGGCCTTAGTTCAGTACAATTTTCTGGAGTAAATATTCTTTTATCGCTGTCACTTGCATAAGTTAAAAATGGTTTTAATTTTGGTAATAGCTTTTGGTAGAGTGAAATTTGTAAGCAGTCAGAGTGAAATGGAACTAGAGGGCATTTCTTTTTAGTGTAAGAGTAACCAGCTTTTGTTTTAACTAGAGTACCAAAAACATTTTTAATATCTCCAAAGTGTGTTTCACCTATTAGATCCACATAAGATAAGAAGTAAGTTTGTATTCTATCATCCCAATGAGTGTACTCTAACTCAGCTTTCCATTTTTGTTTAGGCAGCTCACCAACATTGTCTAAATGATTTTGTGCAACTGGTATTAATCGTTCAACAATATGCTCAAATTTTATTTTATCTTTTTCATCTACTGGAGAATAATTATTAATCCTGTCCTGGACAGAGTCAAAGTTAAGAGCTTCCTCTAAAGTTTTATTTTCTGTGTAGTGTATTTGCACCAACTCATGCTCTAAAGTTCCACCCTCAAATGAACAGTTCTTAGGCATATCTCTTTTTTCTTTTGGAGTCATTACGATGTAATTTCTAAATCGTATGTCGTCAGGTATTGTGTTCTGAGATTTTGAAGTGTGCTTCAATCCAAACTTAGTGTAGCAATCACCAATTTTTCTGATTCGTTTCTCCATCCATAGTAGATATACTATGTAATGCTCAATGCAACTTAATTAGCACTCAATGATAAATGGATTAATAATCCCAGTATGATGGGTAAAGTTCTGTTTCGATTCTTGAAGTCCAAGATGGAGTAATATCAGTTGCGATGTTTGGAAGATTAACTTTACCAGTTGACCATGATCTATCTTGAACATCATAACGACCATTACTATTTGGTTGTAGATAACCAATATGAATTACTTTTGATTTCTTGTCCTGGCAGATTCCATATCTTGAATCAGCACCAGTATAAATATTATTTCTAGGTTTAAAGATTCTAATCAAACCATTAGAGCTTGGAGTTTTAGTTATGATACCCTGACAGCCTGTATATCTAACTGGTACTGAACATTTTTTAATATCTTTTTTTGAAAATAAAGCAACTCTACCATCATCAAATGCTTGACCAATTACATCTATGTAAGCTGCCATACCCATAAAAAAATTAGATGAAATAAATTGATCGCCATTAGTTCTAAAATCATTAAAATATTTTG